AACTTCAAATCGTAATATGTCAAGTCCGCAATATCATTCAACTTTGGACGCTGGCTCATGAACTCTTCTCGCACCGATCCTGCTATATCTCTTGCAATTCTCATAGCATCATGGTAGTATACATATTCCTTGCCAATTTCTTTCTCGCGCTCTAAACAGAACATCTCAAGCTCGTCTACCAAATCGTACAGTGCACCTTCAAGGGCTGTAAAAGCTGTCTCACTTAACACATCAATTAAGTGCATACCAAGGATGAACCCTACAAACGAACCTTCAGCATAGTGGTCAATACTGGATGTTAACCACCCTTCAGCCCTCGCAAATCCACGGCTGATACCCTTACCCATCTCAATGGCTACTAACTCCTTTAAGTTCTCTCTTCCTGTCCTCATCTTTACTCCCTCCTTCTTTCTTCTTCTATATAGTATATTACCATATGTGATATAATGTCAACCACCTTGGTATTAAATAGGTGTTAACTAAAACTGACACTTTATTGTCCTCTCAACTCGGGATAATCTGCAAGCACATCTGATAAGTGCTTGCCTGCTATAATTGGCTTCTCTTCTACTCTGACACTTTTCGGTTGAAATCTCGCCGCTCCACCTACATAAAGGTATATCTTCCAGCCACCATCCCATATTGGCGTTACAATTATATATGTGCCTCTGGAAGCAACCTTGTAATGCGCTTTGTCAATGACCTTCTTCTCTGGCTCAAGCTTCTGCATCGTTCCATCGGTATCAGCTTCATACACCTCGTCTGCGGTGTCAACTACTATGGGTTTGTATTCTTCTTCTGGGTTTTCGTTTTTCTGGTAAAGGTATTCTTCTACGTCCTCTTTTGTCAGCTCCACTATGGGAGGTTATTTTAATGACACAACCGCAAGTGCAGATGGTTGCAATAGATGAGTTGAAGCCACATCCGAAGAATCCGAGAAAGCATAGCGAAAAGGCAATCAAAAAGCTTGTTGCAAGCATTAGGGAATTTGGCTGGACTAATCCTATTCTTGTATCTGAGGACGGAGTGGTATTGGCAGGACATGCGAGATTAAAAGCTGCAAAAAGGGCTGGGCTGAAGGAAGTGCCCGTTATTGTTTTACCGTTGAGTGGTGCAAAGGCCGATGCGTATATGATTGCCGACAACCGGCTACAGGATGAGACTGACTGGGACTATGAAAAACTCAAAGATTTACTGCAGGAACTGGACACTGGGGAATTTGACCTAGAGCTTACTGGCTTTGATATGGGCGAGATAGAGGACTTAATGACCCAGTTTCATGTGCCAGAAGAAATTGTCGAGGACGAAGTGCCAGAACCGCCAGAGGAACCGATAACAAAGCCGGGGGATTTGTGGCTATTGGGTCGGCACCGGTTGTTGTGTGGGGATGCGACAAAAAAAGAAGATGTTGAAAAGCTGATGGACGGGAAGAAGGCGGATATGGTATTTACTGATCCGCCNTATGGACTTGGTGGCTATGCTGGAAGAAGCGGAAAGTTTAACGCTATTAAAGGCGATGACGAGGATGTGGTAAAGTTTTATCAATGCATTCCAAAAACAAAGGAACGTTATATATGGGGCAATTGGCAGGTATTAAAAACTGTAATACAAGAGCAGCCAAGAGATGTGATTGTTTGGGTGAAAAATAATTTTGGAATGGGTAAAGGATACAGAGGGCAATATGAAATCTGTTTTTATTTTGGCAATTTTGATGGTAGCGATAGCGATGTTTGGCAGATAGATAAAGATGTAAACTATAAGCATCCTACACAAAAACCAGTTGCTTTGGCTGCAAGGGCCATAAAAAATAGTAGCAAGTTAGAGGATATAGTTTTAGATTTGTTCGGTGGTTCAGGCTCCACTTTAATAGCTTGCGAGCAACTAAACCGCACCTGCTACATGATGGAAATTGACCCGGTATATTGTGATGTCATAGTACAAAGGTATATTAATCTCAAGGGGCACGACGGAGATGTCTACCTGGAAAGGGACGGCAACAAGATTGCNTTTNCCAACGTAACTTGATTTAATATTCCCAACGTGGTANAATTGAATCAAATATATCACGGAGGGTTAAAAATGGAAAATATAAGGTTTATATGTAACAAGTGCGGGAAGGTTACCNANGAAAAGCCGAAATACAAAAACGAAACATGCCCCGATTGTGGCAAAGGTAGACGGAAAATAGAAAAAAGATGCGAGAGTTGTAGTGAATGGTTTAAGCCGGACAGGTACGACAGAAAGTATTGTTGTTATGCTTGCAAAGTAAAAGCACAAACAACAGGCAGAAAAACATTTCGCAGAACGGAAACCAAAGCAAGGAGTGCACAATCGTTACTTTCTTATCATGTAAAAAGGGGCAACATAGTAAAGCCCTCAGTTTGTGAAGAATGTGGCGAGACAGNGAAAAGAATCGAGGGTGCACATTATAATTATGATGAGCCGCTAAGGGTTAGATGGTTATGCAGGAGTTGTCATGTGAAATGGGACAAAGCAGAACCGAAAGGCGTTACTTATATAATATAGATAATCAANCGGTGGGAAAACTTNACGGGGCAAAAGGCGGATCGAGTATAAAGCAGGTTTTTAAACAATCACTTGACTTTTTGCACCCTTTGAGTGATGAATGTTGGTAGGAGGGAAAGGGGGTGCAAATATTGACAAGGGTACAAATGAAGATGATGATGGAAGGCCTAATTGCCACTGCGGTAGAAAAAATACGTGTGCTGGGGTGGGAAGATGCCAAGGAGGATGTGCAAAAACTTACTGATGTCGTTGAGGACTTGGAGATGTTTTGGGACTGGGATGGAGAGTTAACGAGGACAGATTGGGTAGCTGCAATGCTTGCTGCAATAGAAAATGCCGGCGGCGAGGTTGCTGAACTGTAACAAATAAATNACGATGTANCGATTAAGGCCAAACGGCCTTTTTCTTTTGCCTTGAAAAGGAAGTGATAGCGGAATGAGGCGGGTATTTATATCTCACCCCTACAAAGACGACCCGATGGGGAACAAAAAGCGAGTAGACACTATCTGCAGGGAATTAGCGGAAAAGGATGATATTCTCCCAATAAGCCCCCTACATTTATTTAGTTTTATGGAGAATGACGATAACAGAGAAGAAATACTTCAGGTATGCTTCAGGCTAATAGATATATGCGATGAGGTTTGGATATATGGGGACAGCGAAGGGTGCAGGAAAGAAAGGGAATATGCCCTTTCCCGAGGGAAAAAGGTCTTAAAAAAGCGTGGTGATTAGACATGGGCAGACCATCAAAATTGACGCCGGAAGTTACAAAGAGGTTAACTGAAGCAATCAGAGCCGGAAACTATTATGAGGCTGCTTGCGGTTACGCAGGTATTGGTTACTCTACTTTCCGGGCGTGGATGGTTAGAGGTGAAAAAGCTAAAAGTGGGAAATATCGGGAGTTTGTGGAGGCTATAAAAAAAGCAGAACACGAAGCAGAGGTCCGGATGGTGGCTATGTGGCAAAAACACATGCCGGACAACTGGCAGGCAATAGCGACGTTTTTGGAACGGCGCTATCCAGACAGATGGGGGCGCAGGATGGATGTAAGGCAGGACATCAAGCAGGAGGTGCAAGGGCAGGTGACACAGAGGTATGAATACGATATTACGCACCGAATCGAACAATACGCAGATATCTACCGCCAGCTTGCACGACGAGGCGTATTTTGCGGCAGTGATGAGGGCGACAATACTGGAGAACCCTTGGATACCGCATGACCCGACACCTAAGCAGGCAATGTTCCTCCTTATGCCAGACATTGAAGTGCTATTTGGAGGCAGTGCCGGAGGAGGGAAATCTAACGCCTTATTAATGGCAGCGCTGCAGTATGTTGACGTGCCGGGCTATGCTGCTATTTTATTCCGAAGGACTTACACAGACTTAGCGTTGCCTGGGGCGCTAATGGACAGGGCGCATGAGTGGCTGAAAGGGACAGCAGCACATTGGAGTGAGAAAAATAAAACATGGACGTTTCCCTCCGGGGCCACTTTGAGTTTTGGGTATTTGGAAAGCGAAAACGATAAGTACCGCTATCAGTCTGCCGAGTTTCAATTCATCGGCTTTGATGAGCTTACACAATTCACTGAAACACAATACCTTTATCTGTTCTCCCGGTTAAGGAGGCTTGAGGGCTCAAAAATACCATTGAGGATGCGGGCGGCGTCAAACCCGGGCGGTGTCGGGCACGAGTGGGTTAAGCAACGGTTTATCGTGGGAGGTAAGCCTTTTATACCGGCAAGTTTGGACGACAACCCTCATATTGACAGGGAAGAGTATATCAAGAGCTTAATGCACCTTGACCCGATAACCCGAGAACAGCTGCTGAAAGGGGACTGGACCGCAAGGGGAGCCGGCAATAAGTTTAAGCGGGAATGGTTTGAGATTGTTGACAGCTACCCGGCCGATGCCCGGCTGGTCAGGTACTGGGACCTTGCGGCTACGGAACCCAAGCCGGGGAAGGACCCGGACTGGACAGCAGGGGCATTATTAGGTGAAAAAGACGGGACATACTACATTATAGACATAAAGAGAACCAGGGCCACACCG